CTCCAAGGCGATTCGAGGAAGAGCGAGCCGCCGCGTCGCCTGGAACGCATCGCGTCGCTCTTGTGGAACTTGCTTGAGGAAGACCGCGTAGTACCGCCTGCCCTTCATCGAGTTGCACGACTTGCAGGCGGGCACGAGGTTGGCTGGCGCGTGCGTGCCTCCACGCGCCAGCGGGATCAGATGATCAACAGTGAGTCGCGAACGAGCACCGCAGTAGACGCAGCACCGATCATAGGCGTCGACGATGATCGCCCATTGCTGCCGCGTCACCATCGGACCGGCCGCACGCGCCGTTGCCCTGCGCTCGTGCGCCTTGAGCGCGTAGTACGTCGGGTTCCTCTGCGACCATTGCGCCTTGCTCTGTCCGATCCTCAATCGATAGACCGGATCCGTGCGCCAGCGGCGCTTTGCACGTTCACGTTCGTACTGCGGGTTGCGTGCAAGCCAGCTGGCCAGCGCTGCCTTCACTTTGTCAGGGTGTCGCTTCCGGTAGAGCTTCGCCGCTTGGCATCGGTATGGACGCCTGCAGACCGTGCATGGCATCGCGATGCCCACGCGCGAGGCTCTCCGTGGAAACTCGCTCGCTGGTTTCTTCTCGCCGCACGAAGTGCAGACCGCCGCGACTGCTCGACCGGCATCGTCGAGCTCGACGCTGTACTTGGTCCAGCCTCGGCGCGGCATCGTCTAGCCCCTAGAGCTGCTCGCGCTCCGACTCGGCGATCTCCTCGAGCTTGACGCCCTGGCGCATGAGCGAGGCGATGTCGTAGTTGGCGTCGTCGAGCTCCTTGCCGTCGCGGATGCGCGCGCGGAAGCCGGTCGTCGGATCGCGCACGACCGCGCCCTTGGTCACGCGGTAGTAGCGGCGCTTCGGTGCAGCGGCTTCCGCCTCGGGGTTGCGCCGGCGCGTCGCGTCGCCGATGACCTCGTTGCCGGTGATCGTCGGATTGCGACCCATGTCGCGCTCGGGGATGGTCGCCTCGCTGAGCGGCTGGCCGCTCACCTCGACGTGTTCGTCTTCTTTCCTGCCGACCTGCTTGCGCATCTGCTGCTCCCTTCCCCGTGACTCTACCGCACCAGCGACGAGCGGCGCGAGTCCGCCGAGCTCGAGCGAGGCGCTCGCGCCCTGCTGCGCGATGCGCACGCCGACGCCGAAAGAAAAAGACCCGGCCGATCTTTCGACCGGCCGGGCCGCGCCTTGCATGGGGGGATTCCAGATCAAGGAGCGCAGATCAGTCGAGCGCGTGCTCGATCACGATGGCGCGCTTGAAGCGCTCGGGGCCACCGCTCGAGACGTCGCTCGGCACCGGGAAGCTGGTCGTGATCGACCAGGTCGCCGCCACCTGATCCTGCAGGCGGTTGAGCGGCGCCCTCAGGATGAGCCGCACGCGCTCGGTCTTGACCTCGATGCCCGCGTTGACCACCTGGAACTCGCCCTGCTTGCCGGTGAGCCCCGCTTCGGTCACGTAGGCGCTCTCGTCGAGCCCGCGCTCGTAGAGGCCGCCGCGGCCGGTCACGAGGATGCGGCCGATGTTGATGCCGCCCTCGTTGGTCGTCTCGGCGTGGATGTCGCGGCTGTAGAACGCCGCGGCGCCCGTCGCCGTGCGCGCGCCCGAGTTGAGGAAGTCCGGGCTCTCGGTGTTGAGCACGCCCATCGCGCCCGAGATCGTGCCGATGAACGCCTCCTGGTAGTAGGAGCCGTTCGGCAGCGCGGTGTTGAGGCGCTGGAACGCCGGATCGATGAAGACCTGGCTGTTCGCATCGGTGTTGAAATGGGCGTGGTAGTAGCCGTCCTCGTGCGGCGGCACGTTGTTGCGCCGCAGCCGATTGACCGCGTTGATCAGATCCTGCAGCACGAAGGTGTCGCCGGCACCGATCGCGTCGACCGAAGCACCACCGCCGGAGCGGATGATCTGCGGACGGTCGGCCGCGAGCACCGGATCGCGCGCAGCGACCGGAGCCGCGAGCACGGCGCCGAGCGTGATGGTGCCCGGGCCGAGCGGATCGGTCGCATCGTCGGGCACGACGCCGACGACGGTCTGCGCCTGGCCGCCGACGGTGATGGCGAGCGGGTTGGCCGGGCTGACCGGCTGCGGCCGCGCGTTGGTGCCCGGCACGATCACGTCGGTGAAGCCGTTCAGGGCCGCGACGCGGATGGTGGGAGCGCCGGCGAGCTCGGCCTGCAGGGTCACGGTGTGGCCCGACAGGTACGCGGTGAAGAGCGCGTTGCGCGGGATGCGGTTCAAGCTCTGCCCCGCGTTGAGGCCGAGCTGGTGGATGTTGCGCAGGAACAGATCGCTGTTCGCGACGGCCGAGGTCGGCACGTGCGTGTCGATCGTGTTCGCGAATCGCTCGAGCCGCGCGACCCACTGCTCGTAGTTGACGGTCGCGGGTACGGGGTCGACGCCAGGAAGCAGCGGCGTCACCACCGGGGCCATCAGGCCCGGGCGGCTCATGAAGACCTCGGTGCCGGTGTTGGCGGGCCATTCCTCGAACTGCGCCTCGCTCCGGTACATCAGGCCCGGAAAGAGGCCGTCATGGAAGGCGCGTTCGAGCAGCCCTTGCTGCACCAAGCTGACGATGACGGGCGGGATTCCTACGACGATGGGCATAGCCCCTCCAAACGGTTTGGAAAGAGACGCTGCTCACCGCTCTTCTCGCCCTGTTGGTGCCCGCCGGCGTCGCGGGAAGCGGTTTGCTCGCTGACGAGAAGGATCGATACCACGCACCGCGCACAAACGAAAAGAGCCGGGCTCGCACCTCTCGAGCCCGGCTCCCGCGGCTGCTGTACTGCGGTGCGCCGATCCTAGCTCCAGCCGCGCAGCCCCTGCTTGCGGAGCGCCTCGCGCACCTCCTGCTTGCTCATGCTGTTCGGCTGGCCGGGGCGGAACGTCTTGCCGTCGGTTGACGTGCCCGCCGGTGCGCCTTTCGCCGGCGCCGGCGGCGCCGCTTTCGGCCCGGGGCCGGTCGTGATCGGCTTCTTCACCGGCTCGGGCGGCTTCGGCGCCTCACCCGCGGCGAGCGCGAACTTCGGCCGCTGCTTCACGAGCTCGCGGAAGAACTTGTCGACCGCCTTCTCGTCGAGCTCGTCGAGCGCCTTCGGATCCTCGCTGGCGAGCTTCTGCACGTGCTGCACGAACTCGTAGCGCGCGTAGGCGTACATCTCCGGGTCGACGTGCTTCTGCGCCGTGCGCTGAACGACCGCCTCTTGCTGGTCGCTGATGCGCTCCTGCTCGAGCTGCTCGAAGCGCTGGGCGAGCTCGTCGCGCTCCTTGCGAACGGCGTCGAGGTCGGCCTGCAGCTTCTGCTGCTCGCTCATCGCCGCGCGCTTGCGCTTCTCCTCTTCCTTGCGGAAACGGGCGAGCTCCTGTTCGCGCTGCTCGCGCTCGCTCACGAACTTCTTCGGATCTTCGATCCCGAGCTCTTTCAGCAGCTGCTGGCGCTCGGCCTGCAGCCGCGGCTGCAGCGCTTCGTCGGGCAGGTCGCTCACCTTCACCCGCGGCTTGTCGCCTTCGCCCGACGGGGCTGGCGTCTCTTCGCCTTCGCCCGATGGCGCAGCCGGCGGCTCTTCCTTGCCGTCTGGCTGCGCCTCGGGCGGGGCGGCCGAGGGATCGAGCGGCTCACCCGAAGTCGTGCCGGTCCACTTCGCCGCCGGCGTCGGCGTCTTCTGCTGCGGTGCGGGCATGTCTTGCCTCCCTTCAGGCGAGAGTAGCGCCGCCGCCGCTACGGCGCCGACTCGGCTGCCTCGAGCAGCGCGCTGAAGTCGATCGCCGAGACGACCGCCAGGCGCACGGTCGCGCGTTCGACCGCGTCGGCGACCGCGAACTGGACGTTCTCCTTGGCGACGTCGAGCCGGGCATTGCCCGCGCCGGGCGCGCCGGCGGCAGGAACCAGGATCTCCATGCGGCCGGTTGCGGTGCCCGCGGTTGCGTTCGCGTCGATCAGGTAGACGACGCCGGGCGTCGTCACGGCCGGCGGCAGCGCGCAGACGCCGGTGCCGGGAACGACCGGCAGATCGAGCGTGACGACATCGCAGCGCTCGGGGGTGAAGACGACATCGAGATCGGTGATCGCGTCGGCTTCGAGCACGACGATGTTGCCGTTCGGCGCGACGGCGATCTCGCCGGTCATCGGCGTCGTGCCGTAGGCGACGGGGGCGAGCTCGCCCGTCACCATGCCCGCGCGCGCGTAGGCGCGATGGATCACCGCGGCGCGGCAATCGTCGGGCAGGATGATGGCTTCGAGCGAGCCATCGACGCCGGCATCGTCCACCGGCGCCTGTCGACGAAGCACCTGCGGAATCTGCCCGCGCATGATCTGGCCGAGCCCGAGCTGGCGGAACAGGTCGGGCAGCGTGTTCGGGTTGGCCCTGTCGAGGGCAGCTTTCACGGTCATGGTCGCAATTCTCCTCGGGTTGGATGAACCGGCGCGCAGCCTAGCCGATTCAGCTCGGCCCGCTCACCAGGTACTCGACGCGCGCGTTGCCCTGGATCTCGAGCAGCTCGAGCGGGCGCGTTGCCTGGAACTCGAGCAGGACGATGCCGTGCACCGGCACGAGCGCCTGCGCTTGGCCGCCGAGCCCGTCGTCGGTCGTCACGCGCAGAACGACCGGGCCGTTGCTCTTGAAGTAGAGGAAGTCGCCCTGCGTGACCGTGTCGGTCGGCCCAACGCCTTGCAGAGCGCCGAACGCCGGCGCGGCCACGTTGACGTTGCGCGTGAGCACGCCGGTCGACACCGCGCTCGGCTTCGGCGAGAAGATCGTCGAAAGCGGAACGTTGAGAGTCGACGCGGGAAACGTCTCGCTCGCCGTCACCGGGCCGGCGACGATCGCGCCCTGCAAGCTGATCTGGCCCATCGCCTACTCGCTTTCCCTCGATCAGCCGCCGCCGCTGAGCTTGAACGGCTTGCGCCCGTCGGCGAGCGACCCGGCGCCGATCGGGTTGCCGGGCCGATCCTTCGGCGTGACCTTGTCGAGCACGTTCGTGCCGCCCTCGGGCACGCTCTGCGGATTGATGTCGGCGTTCGGGCCGCGCTTCTGATCGGGGCCGTTCACGCCGACGAGCGGCTGCGGCTTCGACGCCTGCGGGCCCGCGCCCTGGGGGTTGGTGACGAAGTTGTTGCCCTTGCCCTGTGCCATGCCGGTTCCTCCCTTGCCGTCGCCGAACGGGTTCTGGCTGCCGTCGCCGCCTTGCTGCGTTGCCATGGGCGAGCAGCCTAGCGCGTGACGAGGAGAAACCGCTACTGCAGTACCTCCGTCACCGCGGCGAGCAGCCGCATGGCAGCACCGCGCGCGCTCCTGCCGACCACACTGACCTTCTCGCAGCCGCAACGACCATCGAGCTGCTGCATCGTCGTCGCGCGCCAGCGCCCGCGGCGCTCCTTGGTGATCACCACCAGTCGCGAGCGCGCGACGATCCGAATCGTCTCAGCGAGCACCGCTTCAGCGTACGCGGAAGCCGCGCGGCGTCTGCTGCGCCTCGGGCCAGGGGATCGAGCCCGACCAGGTCGGCTTGCGCTGCTCGACCACGACCTCGTCGAGCGACTTCTTCTCGCTCTCGGCCTTCTCGACGATCTCGGCCGGGGTCGGTCCCATCTCGGATGCGAACTGGCCGTTCGGCAGGCGCACGATGCCCGCGCTCGCGGGGCTGGTGACTCGGAAGGGGGGCTTCGCCATGAGCAGAAGGCTAGCCCGACGGGCCGGTCCAGTCGAAGCGCTGGTAGAGGCGCGCCGGCGCCCAGCGCTCGATCCATGCGCCATGCGCGTTCAGCACCTCGGCGCGCACACCGCCGCGCCCATCGAAGCCGCCGGTGATCTGGACGTTGCGCACACGCGGATCGCCGAACGCATCGAGCAAGAGCAACGCGCCGGCCGCTTCTTCGTCACCTCCGAGCTCGTCGCGCAAGCGCTCGACCGCGAGCTCATCGAGGCCGCCGCGCGCGGCGTTGGCGTAGCGCATGAACATCTCGGGGCTGTTCCTCGCGACCCGGTAGAGCTCGATGCGCCCGCCGCGGTAGCGGACGGCCACGTAGCGGCGCTTGCGGTAGTTGAGCTCCTTGCGCTGGATCGGCCGCGGCGGATCGAGCATGTCGCCTCGAAGTGTTGCCGTATAGTCAATCCTCGGGCGGCGCTTTCGGCGGGCCGCCGGGCCCGAAATGGGCGTCGGGATCGTTCTCACCGAAGCTGCCGATGCGCGGGCCCTTCGGGTTGATCTCGGCGATCCCGCCCTTCTCCCACTTGGCGAGCTCGTCGAACCAGTTGCGGCGCACGCGCTGCATCCACGCGGTGTCGGGTTTGCCGGCGAGCTTGGGAGCGGCGCCGATCACCTTCTGGCACTGCTCCTCGAGCTGCGCGTCGGTCATCCCCAGGGCTTCGAGCTCTTCGCGGGTCACGCCCTGATCATGCCAGCCCTAGAGCTTGCCCTCGTTGCGCAGCTGCTCGAGCAGCTCCTCGCGCTCCTCGTAGGTGTACGTCTTGCCGCGGTAGTGCACCCGCTGCTCGTGCTTCGGCAGGAGCATGCCCTTGTTGTGGCCAGGCCCCGCGATCACCTCGTGCTCGCCGTGGTGCACCGACAGAAACGTCGCATCGTCGATCGCTTGGTCGAAGTAGGTCGATTCCATCGGGCAGTGCATCCACCGGAAGGTGACGCCGGTCGACGTGGCGAAGCTGTCCGCCTTGCTAACGCTGTGCGACCAGCTCGCGACGGCGTAGGTCTTGACCTTCACCTGCTCTTCCTTGTCGTTCGCCCATGCCTTGGCGACGTCGATCACGAACTCCTCGCCGCTCATGCCGCGGTGCAGGTCGAAGAACTCGGGCGCGTCTTCTTCGTGGCCGAGCACGGCATGCAGAGCCTTCCAGCGTTCGCGCCGCGTCGCCGCTGCCTGTGCGACCGCGCGCTCGAGCGGTGTCTCCGGTGGTTCGCCGGCGATGATCTTCTCGACCGCCTTGTAGACCGCGCGTTGCGTCGGGCTGTCCTTGTAGCCGCTCGTCCAGCTGCTCACGACGTTTCGGATCTCGTGCATGTGGATCTCCGCGTCGGGGATCCCTGCGCGCTCGGCGACCTCGTTCGAGAACCGGCGTGCTGCGCTCGAGTCGCCGTCGAGCTGCCGCATCTTCGTGCGCATCGCCGACGACACCGCGCGTCCGTCGTCGAACATATTGATCGGCTTCGCCGCCGGGCGCGCCGGCTCGGGCGTGCCCTTGGTCCTCTCGGCCGGCCGCAGGCTGGCGATCTTCTCGTCGAGCAGTTTGGTGCGCTCCTCGAGCATGCGCGCGATGCGCGTGCGATCGCTCTCGGGCATGTCGTCGCCGACGAGACTGTCGATGTACTTGCGCCATCCGCCGGCCTTCTCGCGTAGCGCCTTGATGCGCTCGATCTGGCCGATGAGCGCCTCGCCCATCTTCTTCGGGCTCGAGAAACCCGCCTTCTGGGCGATCTCGTTGTAGTCGCGGTTCACCGACGGATCGAAGAACTTCTGCCACTCGCTGATCTGGTCGAGCACGCCCTCGGGCTTGCGACCCATCTTGGCGCGGAACAGGAACGTGCCACCCGAGTCGATGCGGATCACGCGCCCGTCGGCGGTGACGAAGGCGTTGTCCTTGCCGGTGCCCGCGGCGTCCCAGTTGCCGGTGAGCACGTCGGCTGCGAAGCCCTGCATGAACTTTTCGGCGACGTCCTTCGTGAGCCCGTGCTTGGCAAGCGTCTGCCCTTCGAGGATCTCGCTCGCGTAGGCGAGCTTGCCCTCGTGCTCGAACAGTTGCGAGCGCGGCGCGCCGATGCCGAGGTCGCGGTAGATCGCGTTCGCCAGGTGCTCGCCGGTCGCCTGCGCGCGGTCGTCGTAGAACTTCACGTACCGCTTCACGCCGTCTTTGCCGATGAAGAATCCGCCCTTGTTCGAGCCGGCCGCCTCGCCCACCTTCTCGTGAAGCACGTCGGCCGCGACCGCCTTCGGCTCGGGCGCGCCCACGGTGATCTGCTGGGCAAGGAACGCCTGCGCCGCCGCTTGTTGCGCGGCGAGCTTCTTCGCCTTCTTGGTGGCCGCGCCCTTCTTCGCCGCCTCGCTCTTCTTCGCCTTCTTGGCCGCTTCCTCGGCCGCCAGCTTCTCGGCTTCGAGCTTCTCGAGCTCGGCCTTCTTCTTCGCTTCCTCGGCGTCGTGGTCGTAGACGAACGCGGCGATCTGTTTTCCACCCTTGAGCTTGTGCGCGGCGATCGCCGCCGCGCCCTTCACGACAGCATGCTTTCCGCCCTTGATGATCACGACCGGCAGATCGACATCGGACGGGTACGCCTCGCTCTTCACCATGCCGAGCACCTTCGTCTTCGACGTGCCCGAGCTCAGGAACTCGGTTTCGACGATCGGCAGGAGCTCGACCGTCGCCGGCAGGTCGGCCGGGATCGGCTTGCCTTGGTCGGCCGCCTGCGCCGCCTCGAGCACCGGCAGAAACTTGTCGGAGTCGATGTCGACCAGGTGGTTCGGCGGCATCTGCTGCCAGACCGGATCGATCACCAGATCGGCGACGTTGTGCAGCGTCGGCCACTCGTTCACCTTCGCCGCGGCTGCGAAGTATTCGGGCGGCTCGGGCGGCTTGGGGCCGAGCGGATCGATCTCGCGCTGTTCCGGCAGCGGCCGCACGAGCTCGGCGATGTTCTCGGGCAGCGGCGCGGGCCCGGGCGGCGGCTCCGGTTCTTTGCCAAAGCTGTCGAGCGGCACCGTCGAGATGCGCGGCCGCGGCGGCGGGCTGCCCTTGCGGCCCTCGGCCGACCAGCGCGCAGCGATCTCGGCATCGCTCTTCGGCTTGAGCTCGTCGGGGATCGGCCAGCTCACCCGGTGCGGCACGACCACCTCGCGATCGTTCGGCCGCGCCGGCGGGTGCATGACCTGCCCGGTCCAGGTGTCGAAGAACTCCTCGGGCCGGCGGATCTGTCCGTGCACCGCGTAGCTGTCGGCGCTGGTGCGGTGATCGAAAGTCGCCGCGAGGATCTTCACCATGTCGCCGAGCTCCTCGTTG